TCTACAGTTGTTTTTCGCATGAACAACAGCACCATTCAAACCAACGATGTGGTCATTATGAACATATCGGGCGGTGTGGGCGGCGCAGGCGACTATCTGGCGTATGTCGGTGACATTGGTACCGGCTTTGCTGACCTTGCCCTAGCAAACCGCAAAGGCGGTGGCGGCTCGTTGTCGGAGGCTGTGCAGCTTACCTACACAATTATTCACAACCGAGCCGATTAATGGCTGACAAAAAAGGCGTCTCGTTGTCCGTAGGCCGGGGCGAAAAGCTGCCGGTAAGCAAGGGCGCTGGTTTGACGGCCAAGGGCCGCGCGAAATACAATCGGGAAACGGGGTCGAAACTCAAGGCTCCAGCGCCAAACCCTAAGACGAAAGCCGATGAGGCCCGTAAAAAGTCGTTTTGCTCGCGTATGGCGGGCGTGGTGGCGAAGGCCAAAGGCCCAGCCGAACGTGCAAAAGCCTCTTTGAAACGATGGAATTGCAACTGACGTAAAAAAGGAGAACACTATGCCGGGTAAAGGTCGCGGGCGTGGTAGAAAACCACCCAAGAAGTAAAACGGACTGGGGCGAGTATTTTGCTTCAATTAAGCAACAATGTCCTTGGAGCTACATTGCATGGCAACAAGGACAAATTGACATTGTTGAGTGGGATGGCAACATTATTCCGCTTAACGACATGCAGGCGCGGGTCTATGTAGCGCACGATGCCGATGTAGAGGCAATAGCTAAGGAGCTTGACGTTGGTGAATACGAATGGTTGTTTAGTTACCCAGGTTACGGGCAATTTGCAACGCCAGAGAAGGTTTTAATTCAACAACTAAGGGCAAAACTTACTGAACTAAGGAGTAAGCATGAGTACAAAACGCGGCCTGTATGCCAACATTAACGCCAAACGTAAAAGAATCGCTGCCGGAAGCGGAGAACAAATGCGTGAACCCGGCAGTCCCGGCGCTCCTACAGCCAAAGCCTTCAAAGAATCAGCCAAGACTGCTAAGACTCCCAGTAAATCTGCCAAAAAAAGGAAAGCCTGATGTCTCTGGTAAAGTCGGCAAGCAAGCAAGCGTTCCGAAAAAACGTAAAGGCCGAAATAGCGGCTGGCAAAAAGCCCGCCCAAGCGGTCGCGATTGCGTACAATGTCAAACGTCAGGCCCAAAAACCTAAGATGAAGAAAGCCTAATGGACAAAAAAGACATGCTTTCCCAGATGCGCTCTCGCCTGAGCATGGCGATTGGCGCATTTTCGGAAAGTCGAGACAGTGAGTTAGACGACCTGCGGTTTATGGCCGGTTCGCCCGACAATAAGTGGCAATGGCCTGCTGATGTGCTTTCGACACGCGGCTCGGTGCAGGGTCAAACAATCAATGCGCGGCCTTGTCTGACGATTAACAAGCTGCCCCAGCACGTTCGGCAGGTTACGAACATGCAACGGCAGAATCGACCCACCGGCAAGGTGATCCCCGCCGACGACGACGCTGACATGCAGGTGGCCGAGGTGTTTGACGGCATTGTGCGTCATATTGAGTACATATCGGACGCCGATGTCGCCTACGATACGGCCTGCGAGAACCAAGTGACGTTCGGTGAAGGCTACATACGTCTGATTACGGAGTATTGCGACCCGGACAGCTTCGATCAAGACATTAAAATCATGCGGGTGCGTAACTCGTTTTCGGTCTACATGGATCCGACCATTCAAGATCCCTGCGGCTCAGACGCCCGGTGGTGCTTGATTACCGAGGATCTGCTGAAAGAAGACTACGAGCGCATGTTCCCGGACTCGATGCCGGTGTCGTCGATCCAGTCGCAGGGCATTGGCGATCAGCTCATCTCACAATGGCTGGCTGAAGACACAATTCGCATTGCAGAGTATTTTTACGTTGAAGAGGAAAAGGCGACCTTAAACCTGTACCCAGGCAACCTTACCGCGTACAAAGGTAGTCGTGAGGCAAAGGCGTTTGAAGAGATGGGGCTGATCGTCGTTCGGTCAAGAGACAGCACCAAGCGCAAGATTAAATGGATTAAAACCAACGGCTACGAGGTCTTGGAAGAGCAAGACTGGGCAGGCAAGTACATCCCGGTTATCCGTGTGGTGGGCAACGAATTTGAAGTCGAAGGCAGCATATATCTGTCGGGCCTTGTGCGTAACGCCAAGGACGCCCAACGTATGTACAACTACTGGGTCAGCCAAGAAACCGAGATGCTGGCCTTGGCACCTAAAGCGCCCTTTATTGGCTACGGTGGTCAGTTTGAAGGCTACGAGCATCAATGGAAGACGGCCAACACAAACAACTGGCCGTACCTAGAGGTAAACCCTGATGTAACTGACGGCCAAGGCGCCATATTGCCGTTGCCGCAACGCGCAGCGCCACCTTTAGCCCAGACAGGTCTGATACAGGCCAAAATGGGCGCCTCAGATGACATCAAGGCGACCACAGGTCAATACGACTCAAGCCTGGGTCAAACCAGCAACGAGCGCTCCGGCAGGGCCATTATGGCGCGTGAGCGTCAGGCCGACACCGGCACTTACCACTACGTTGACAATCTGGCCCGCGCTATTCGTTACACAACGCGGCAGTTGATTGACCTGATCCCGCAGATTTACGACACCCAGCGCATTGCCCGCATTATTGGCGTGGACGGTCAGGCCGACATGGTTCGGATCGACCCGATGCAGCCTGAAGCCGTGCGTGAGATTCGTGATGAGAACAACATTGTTATCGACAAAATCTACAACCCGACTGTGGGTAAGTACGATGTCGTCGTAACTACAGGCCCAGGTTACTTGTCGCAGCGCCAAGAGGCGATGGATGCAATGGCTCAAATTCTTCAGGGTAATCCCTCGCTTTGGGCCGTGGCCGGTGATTTGTTTGTGAAGAACATGGACTGGCCTGGGGCGCAAGAGATGGCCGAGCGTCTCAAAAAATCGCTTGATCCGAAGCTCTTAGCCGAAACCGACGAGGATCCCGCCTTGCAGGCCGCAAACCAGCAGATTCAGGCAATGGGCGCTGAGATGGAGCAGATGTTTACCATGATCCAAAACGTCGGCAAATCAATGGAAGCCCAAGAGCTACAGATTAAAGAGTACGAGGCTGAAACCAAGCGGATTAGCGCACTGTCAGGCGGCATGATGCCTGAGCAGGTGCAAGAGCTGGTCATCAACACGATTCGCGACGTAATGAACATGGGGTCGATGGTCGGTCAGATGCCGCAAATGCAGCCGCCCATGCAGCCGCCCATGCAGCCTGAGATGATGCCGCCCGAGATGATGCCACCCGAAATGGGCATGATGCCACCTGAAATGGGTGCTGTCCCACCTGAAGCTCTACCGCCCGGAGGCCCAGTATGAATTGCGAAGGCTTTTTAGGCCATTTGTTCTTGGCTCGGGATGTGACGCACTCGGTTCATTTGAACACCCGCAGCTATGCCAAGCACAAAGCGCTCAACAAGTTCTATGTGGGCATTATTGAGTTGGCAGACGATTTTGCAGAAGCCTACCAAGGCCGAATTGGTCTGATTGGCCCGATTGTTTTGCAATCAGCCGTTAAAACCAACAATGTGATCGAGTTTTTAGAAGATTCGCTTAAAAAAGTCGAAGAAATGCGGTATAAGGTGGTTGAAAAAGAAGATGCCGCCCTTCAGAATCTTATTGATAGTATAGTTGTGCTTTATCTGAGCACCCTTTATAAGCTCAAATTCTTGGCGTAAGGAGCCAGTATGGAACTGTTAAACCCCTTAAATGACTCTCAGTTTCCTGGCCGCACCGTGGCGTACAGCGGCACCGCAGGTTCAACGGCGACTTGGAACGCAGGGCCGCAAGGCGTGATGGTCTGGTCAACAACCCCAGCCTACATTGTGGTGGGTGAAGGCGTAACGGCCACCACCGCAAGCACTCCAATCCCTGCATTTACACCAATTCCCTTCATTGTTCCTCAAGGTTCTGGCGGTCAGTGGCGTGTAAGTGCGATTCGTGTTTCTGAAGACGGCGCTATTTATTGCCGCCCGGTTAACATTCGATGAGTTTTGGAGTCGGACTTCGCAACGCAGTAGCCATTGGGCTAGGCGGCATTATTTCGCTGTTTTCTGGCGATTTTGACGAAGACATCACAGCAAGCAATCTTGAAACGGAGTCTGGAGCTAACCTAGTCCAGGAAGACGGCGACTTTATCTTATTGGAGTAAAAAATGGCTGACTTAAAGATTTCCCAACTACCTGCCGCTACCACCCCGGTTGCGGGTACCGAGGTACTGCCCATTGTTCAGTCGGGAACGACGAGCAAGGTGGCGATCTCCGACCTGACCGCAGGCCGCGCTGTCTCAGCGTCCACCATTACCGTGACCACGGCCAATGCGACCACGTTCGATACGAACATCGCAGCCGCAGGCATGACAATGGCAGGCAGTTCCATTGTGGCTGACGGCACGGATGCTGACATTAGCATTAACATCACGCCAAAAGGTACGGGCGCTGTAGCACTGGCCGATGCAATTCTTTCGCGGCCTACCCTAAAGGACTATGCAGTTGAAGGCGTGGCAATCGGCAATGCCGGTGCAACCCGCACGTTTGACCTGACAGCAGGCAACTTCTTCTCGGTCACGATTGACCAAGCAACCACCTTTACGTTTAGCAACCCACCTGGGTCTGGCGACTTTGGTTGTTTTGTTATGGAAATTACCAACGGGTCGGCTTTTGTTATTACGTTCCCAGCCTCAGTCGATTGGCCCGGTGGAACAGCCCCAACGCTCACCGCCTCGGGTGTCGATCAATTGGTCTTTACGACCAGAGACGGCGGCACGACTTACTTTGGTTTCGTAGCTGGACTTGACATTAAATCACCCTGATAAGGAACTGACATGGCAGACTTAACAGGAATGATGCAAGCTGCTGCGGGTAATGCGGGTGGTGGAACAGGAAATTATATTGCAGTTGCACACGCTAACTCTCCACATTTTACTCTTCTTGATCACACTACTCCGGGATCAGTTAGTTTAGCTACAACTTATGTTTTACCGTCTACTGGAAACGGCGTAAGTTTTAGCCCAGACGATAGCTACATTGCCACAGCTCACTCCGTTGCTCCTTACTTTACGCTTCTTAATCACAGTGCAGGTTCGGTGTCTTTAGCGACTACTTATACTTTAGCTAGTGCTGGGTTTGGTGGGTTTGGGTGTAGTTTTAGTCCATCTGGCGATTACATTGGTGTGGGATCTGATGCAACTCCTTATTTCACCCTTCTTAATCACACTACCCCCGGAACAGTTAGTTTAGCCGCAACTTACCTTGTAGGGCCGGGCGGGCCTGGCGGCACACCAACACCTTATATGGTGTCGTTTAGCCCATCAGGTGATTACATAGCTTTACCTTACGGTGGAAACTCCCCTTATTTTAGCCTTCTAGACCACACCACTCCCGGAACACTTAGTTTAGCCGCAACTTATACATTATCAGGCGTTGGACGCGCCGCAAGTTTTAGTCCATCGGGTGACTACATTGCTGTGGCGCATCAAACAACTCCCTTTTTTACCCTTCTCGACCACACAACCCCCGGTACGGTTACTCTAGCCATAACTTATACTTTAGCGGGTGTTGGTAACGGAACCTCTTTCAGTCCAGACGGCGCATACATTGCTCTTGGTCATAACTCATCACCTTATTTTACTTTTCTTAACCACAGCGCAGGCTCAGTGTCCTTAGCTACAACTTACACATTAAGTGCCACATCTCGTGCAGTTAGTTTTAGCCCGTCTGGTGAGTATATCGCAGCAACATCTGATACAAGCCCATTTTTTGCGCTCCTCGATCACACCACACCCGGTACAGTTACTTTAGCCACAACTTATGTTTTAGCGGGCGGCACACAACTAGGTGACGGCGTTAAATTTAGTAATTTTTAATTATGCAAACAGCCATTTACACCATCGCAAAAAACGAAGCGCATAATGTAGCTGAGTTTATGAAGGCCGCTGACGGTGCGCCTGTCTATGTTCTTGATACAGGTTCAACAGACGACACGGTTAACCTTCTTAAACAGCACGGTGCGAATGTCGAGCAACAAGTTATTACTCCTTGGCGGTTTGATACGGCCCGTAATGTTGCCTTAGATATGGTTCCAAGCAACACCGATGTTTGTGTCTCGTTGGACATGGACGAGGTGATTGAGCAGGGTTGGCAGACGAAGTTAAAAGAGCAATGGCATGGCAACATTGGCAATTACAAATACATTGCGGAGTGGAAAGACGAAGCCAAAACAATCCCTGCGGTAACAGCACCCCGTACAAGACTTCATGCAAGACAAGGGTTTGAGTGGCATCGCAAGATTCACGAAGTTATTCGGCCCTTACCCGGCGTTCAACTGCAAGACTGCGACACCGACATTTGGGTGCGGCATTACCAAGACGGTAAACAACGGCATTACAGCGGTGCGTTGGATGAGCTAATTGCAGAAGACCCTAACGATCTGGATGCAAGACTGCAACGGGCTGGCGAGATGTTCCAAAAGAAGGATTGGGCCAAGGCACTTGCGGATTACACCTACTATGTCCGAGCTTTAGCAGACGACCAGCGGCCTGTACTGCGGCATCGTAAAGCAACAAGTTGGATTGCAATGGCCTACTGCTACCATCATTTAGGCAATCACGATATGGCCTACCGTTCGTTTATTTATGCGGCGGCTGAAGAGCCAGGGTGCCGTGAGGCGTGGGGCAATCTTGCTCACATTGCTTCTCAGATGGGTAACACCCCGCTGGCTTACGGTGCGGCGATGACAGCTTGGAGCATTAAGGAACCGCCTTATTTTGCGGCGACTGATGCGTTTATGTGGGGTGATTTCCCCAAAACATTGGCAGACAATATGTTTGCCAAACTTATCAAAGGAGCTTAAATGGCTGTTGTATTCGGAGATAAAACAACCGATGATGGTTGGTTGCGGGTTACCTGTATTCAGTGGCAGATGGACTCACATGAAAACGGCTATTCGGTCGATGCAAAAGACATCCCAGATTACCCTAAGCTACCCCGTGGTAAAGCACCTGTGCAGATGTACCACCCCGAGCGCAATGAGTGGCGGTTTGATGAAACCGACGTACCATTGACAAAAGAACAGATTTTGGAAGAATTAGTTGAAGCAGTTCGTGAACTCACCCAAGCGATAAGGAGTAAGTAATGTACGCCAAACTTAACAACGGGCAGGTCGAGAGATACCCATACACAATCGGCCAGCTTCGGAAAGACCATCACAATGTCTCCTTTCCCAAGGCAATGACAGACGATGTTTTGGCTCAGTTCAGCATGGCTAGGGTAACCCCTACCGAGCGCCCCGCTGAAGACCACACAAAAAACTTTACCGTAACTGTCGTACAGTCCGGCGGCAAGTGGGTTGAGAAGTGGGTGTCCACCAGCGCTACACAGGCCGAGATTACCGAGCGCACGTCCAATAAGGCCGCGCAGGTTCGTGCCGAGCGTGACGCTTTGTTAGCGGCTACTGACTATACGCAACTTTCGGATGCTCCTAGCGATGCAACGGCGTGGGCTTCTTACCGTGACGCACTTCGCAATTTGCCCACCCGTTCAGGCTTTCCTTGGACGATGACTTGGCCCACTAAGCCGGAGTAATCATGTCAGCAATGCTCACCCCGTCACCAAAGGTTCAGTTTTTCACTGCCAATGGCGACCCTTTGGTCGGCGGTAAGCTCTACACTTATGCCGCAGGCACCACATCGCCTTTGGCAACCTACACCGATGCCACAGGCAACACGACCAATGCGAACCCGGTCATTCTCGACTCGCGTGGCGAAGCTGATGTCTGGCTCGGGCCGTCTCGCTACAAGTGGGTGCTCTACGATTCAAACGACGTGCTTATCTGGTCGGTTGACGGCATTGGCACCTCGTTTGCAGCCCAAAGCACAGCAATTGTTGCTACAAGTGGTCAAACCATTGTCACCGTACCCGAATACGGGCTAGGTGGGTACTTACTTGTCACCGTTAATGGTATTGTGCAAGAATTAAGTACGGATTACGCAGAAACGAACACAACAACGATTACCTTTACAAGCGGCCTGACCGCTGGTGATCGCATCTTGACCCGAATGTTGTAAAACGTACCGGCTCGTTAACCGGGGATTCTAAGGAATCAAAGCAATGGCTGATGAAGCACCAGAAGTAAACGAGTTAGCGGAAGTACCCGCGTCGGAACAGGAAGCTACGACGGCACCTGTGACCGAAGGCAATTCGCCTGAAGAAAACACGTCGGATGCTACACAAGAAAAGCCGCCTCGACTTTTTACGCAAGAAGAGGTAGATGACTTTCTTGGCAAGCGCATAAAGACAATTCAGAAACGACTGGAACGTGAGCAAGCGCGTAAAGCGCAGCAGGCTCCCCCGCTGCCAGCGGAACCCCCAGTGCCGGAACAGTTTGACTCGACCGAAGCGTATGCTCAAGCATTAGCTGCGCGGAAAGCCGAAGAACTGTTAGCGCAACGGGAAGAACAACGGCAGCAGGCTGAGTTGGTTGAGGCGTACCATGACTTAGAAGAAGAGGCTCGGGAAAAGTACGACGATTTTGAACAAGTCGCCTACAACCCCAGGCTTCCGATTACTAATACAATGGCGCAAGCAATTCAGGCTTCCGAGATTGGCCCTGAAGTAGCGTATTACCTCGGCTCCAATCCTAAAGAAGCAGAGCGCATTTCCCGTCTGTCTGCTATTTTGCAGGCAAAAGAAATCGGAAAGGTCGAAGCTAAGTTAGCCTCTGACCCGCCCGCTAAAAAAACTTCTAACGCTCCGGCCCCGATTTCGCCGGTGACGACTCGCAGCACAGGTGGCCCAGCGTATGACACGACCGATCCCCGGTCGATTAAAACGATGAGCACGTCTGAATGGATTGCTGCGGAGCGTCAACGACAAGTCAAAAAGCTGGAGGCGCGAAACCTTCGCTAATTTGAAAGGAATTTATTGTGGCAAATACCTTACTAACCATTGACATGATTACAAGGAAGGCTCTTGAGATTCTTGAGAACAACCTTGTACTCACCCGTAACGTAAACCGTCAGTACGACGACTCCTTCGCCGTTGAAGGCGCCAAAATCGGCTCCACACTGCGTATTCGCCTCCCGGATCGCGCTCTTGTGACCGACGGTGCTGCACTTCAGGTTCAGGACGACAACGAGCAGTTCACCACCCTCACGGTTGCTTCGCAGAAGCATATCGGTGTGAACTTTACGTCTGCCGAACTGACCATGCAGCTCGACGACTTTGCCGAGCGTGTGCTTAAGCCCCGTATCAGCCAGTTGGCCGCTTCCATCGACGCCGATGTTGCTAACTCTTATGAGGACATCTATCAAGCCGTTGGTACCCCCGGCACCACTCCTGGCACGTCGCTGGTTCTTCTTCAGGCCCAGCAGAAGTTGAACGAGGCCGCTGCAACCATGATGCCCCGCTACGCAACGGTTAACCCCGCTGCCAACGCTGGACTGGTTGAAGGCATGAAAGGTCTGTTTAACCCCACCTCCACCATCTCCAGCCAGTTTAAGAATGGCATGATGGGCGAAGGCGTCTTGGGTTACGACGAGATCAACATGTCTCAGTCGATCAAGCAATTCGCCACTGGTAGCCGCACCAACGGTGCTGTTAACGGTACGCTTTCCACCGAAGGCGGCACATCCATCGTCATCGACGGTCTTGGTGCTGCTGGTACGGTTAAAGCAGGCGAAGTGTTTACGGTTGCTGGCGTGTTTGCTGTTAACCCCCAAACCCGTGAGTCCACTGGTTCGCTTCAGCAATTTGTTGTAACCGCTGACGCAACTGCTAGTGGCGGTGGCGAGGCCACGATCTCGGTTTCTCCCGCGATCTACACCTCCAGCAACGCTTTGGCTACGGTTGACAGCTTCCCGCAAAACAACGCTGTTGTGACGTTCCTTGGTTCTGCAAGCACTTCTTACCCCCAGAACCTCGTGTACCACCGCGACGCGATCACGTTTGCGACCGCCGACCTTCTGTTGCCTCAAGGTGTTGACATGGCTTCGCGTCAAGTTCATAACGGCATCTCCATGCGCGTTGTTCGTCAGTACGACATCAACAACGACCGTATGCCCTGCCGTATTGACGTGCTGTACGGTTTTGGTGTTATCCGTCCTGAAATGGCTGTTCGCCTCTGGGGCTAAACCCTTAAATGCCTCCGCTTCGGCGGGGGCTTTTTAACTTATTTCGAAAGGAATTATCATGGCACTCCCCGCAGTTGGTGACGGTTATCAAACCTCTGATGGCAACACGAACGAATCGAAGCTCCTTGGCGGTTCGATCCTGACCTCTTCGACCGGCGCTGGCCTGTACTTTTTGGACACGGCCATTACCGCTAACACGACCACGACGACTGCTCCCGCAGGTTCTATTGGTGTTACCACCAATGCAACCGGCGTAGGCAAAATGTTTATTTCGGACGGGGCCAAGTGGCAGTTTGCTGTCGTAGCCTAAACGGATTACCGCGCCTTCGGGCGCGGCTTTTAATGGAAAGGATTAGCAATGGCTAACACGAAAGCAGTTGGTGTAGCGTTCTCCGATCCGCAGTTTGAATCCGTTGATGTTACAGGCGCCTCCACGTTCACGACTGTTACGGCCTCTGGCACAGTGACAGGTGACACGATGGTGTCTACAGCATCCAGCGGTCAGGTTGCAGGCAACAGCAATGCTGGTGTCTACATTCTGAGCACTGCGATTACCGCGAATAGCACCGCAACAACCGTAGCTGCCGGTTCTCTCGGAATCACGACTAACGCCACAGGCGTTGGTAAGTTGTTCTATTCCGACGGTTCCAAATGGCAGTTCATGGCAGTTTCCTAAACTCTTAGGGGGATAGGGGCGTTCGCGCCCCTTCTTAACACTATGGCCGTTATTTACATGCAGCACCCCGAGCACGGGTCAAAAGTCGCAGTTATGGAGCAAGAAGCCGAAGCAGATGAACAAAACGGCTGGGTGCGGTACAATCCTGACACGCCTTCTAGCCATTCAGATGACCTAGTAAGCGTGGTTCCAGTCAACGACTTGGAAGTAAAACGCCGACGCAGACGATCTGAATAAGGAGTAAAGCATGTCCACAACGGCTGGCGATCAAATTAACGCGGCGCTTCGCCTGATCGGTCAACTAGCCGAAGGTGAGACGCCATCTGCCGCTACAAGCCAAGATGCGCTTGCAGCACTAAATCAGATGATTGATTCGTGGAACACGGATCGGTTGTTGGTTTACACGACACAAACGCAGGTCTTTAGTTGGCCTGCTGGGCAAGCAACGCGCACGATTGGCCCGACCGGCAATTTTGTTGGTAACCGGCCTGTCTTTATTGATGACGCGACGTATTTTGACGACCCCGGTACAGGCGTGTCCTACGGCATCAAGCTGATTAACCAGCAACAGTACAACGGCATTGCGCTTAAAAATGTAACGAGCACCTACCCGCAGGTCATGTATGTGAACAACTCGTTTCCTGACATGACAATGACCGTTTACCCGGTGCCGACTGCGGTGTTGACTTTTTACATTGTGTCGATTGAAGAGCTGGCTACACCGGCAACTTTAGCCACTGATCTAGCGTTTCCCCCAGGGTATTTAAGATGCTTTAAGTACAACTTGGCGATGGAGATTGCTAACGAGTTTGGTGTGGAGCCGTTGCCGCAAGTGCAACGCATTGCGATGAACTCTCGACGCCAACTCAAGCGGGTTAACAATCCCGACAACATTATGGCGCTGCCCTACAGCATTGTTGCAACGCGTCAGCGCTATAACATCTACGCCAACAACTTTTAATGAAAACTCCGATTCTCGGCGGCACCTACGTTACTCGGTCGGTCAACGCCGCCGACAGTCGGATGGTCAACATTTTTCCAGAAGTTATTCCAGAAGGCGGCAAAGAGCCTGCCTATCTGCAACGTGCGCCTGGGCTAAAGCTACTTAACACGCTTACAGGCGGTGGGCCTGTGCGTGGTCTGTACTTTTTTGAGGGGTTTGGCTACGCGGTTGCAGGCGAGACGGTCTATAAGATCGACACGGCGTGGAATTTTACGGTTATCGGGTCTGTCTCAGGCTCAGGGCCGGTCAGCATGGCTGACAACGGCACCCAATTGTTCATTGCCTGTAATGGCCCAAGTTTTATCTACAACCGCGTTACCAACGCGTTTGGGCAGATTAACGACATTGACTTCCCAGGCGCCGTAACGGTCGGCTACCTCGACGGGTATTTCGTCTTTAACGAACCCGACAGCCAGCGCATCTGGGTCACAGAACTGCTTGACGGCACGTCGATTGACCCATTGGAGTTTGCAAGCGCTGAAGGGTCGCCCGATAATGTTGTATCAATTTTAATCGACCATAAAGAAGTATGGGTTTTTGGTACTAACTCCATTGAAGTTTGGTACAACTCAGGCGCATTAGACTACCCGCTAAGCCCAATCCAAGGCGCGTTTAACGAAGTCGGTTGCGTGGCACCTTACTCGGTTGCCAAGCTCGACAACGGCATTTTTTGGCTGGGCGCAGACGCTCGGGGCCAAGGCATTGTCTACCGGGCCAACGGTTATCAGGCTATTCGCATCTCGACCCACGCTGTTGAATGGCATATCCAGCGCTATGGCAACCTGTCTGACGCGTTAGCGTACACCTACCAGCAAGACGGCCATGCGTTTTATGTGCTGATTTTTCCTGAAGCTAATACGACGTGGGTGTTTGATGTCGCCACCGGCCTGTGGCACGAACGTGCAGGCTGGGTTAACGGCTCGTTTACCCGGCATCGGTCGAACTGCCAGATGTCGTTTAACAACGAGATTGTGGTGGGCGACTTTGAAAACGGCAACATCTACGCGCTTGATTTAGACTTTTACAAAGACCACGACACCGTGCAGCGTTGGCTACGGACGTGGCGGGCGTTGCCAACGTCGGCCAATAATCTTAAGCGCACAGCCCAGCACACGCTTCAACTCGATGCGGAGTCGGGCGGCGTAGACCCAACAGAGCTAATTAACGTGCGTGTGGTGGACACCACCACGGGCGAAGACTTTCTGTTGCAAGAAGACAGCGACGACATTTTGCTTGAGATCCCTGGCCCGAACGATCTTTTACTGCAAGAAGACGGGTTTGAGTTGCTTCAAGAAGACGGCGACCCTATCGTTGTTGCTGAAACAACCGTGGCTGATGGCAAGATCGTGCTTCAGACAGGCCAGCTTGTTGCCGATCAGCTCGACCCGCAGGTTATGTTGCGTTGGTCGGACGATGGCGGTCACACTTGG